ACCAAATTGCCCAAGTGGCTGTTCAAGTTGGCTCTTGTGCCAGTGAGTGTGACCTGCTGCGTATTTGCAGCCAATGTTTTGCTAACTGTGCCGGTGCCAGTGGTGGTGTAATTGCTGGTAGCATTGGCACCGGTGTCTGTGGTGGCAGTGATAACCATGGTATAAGTGCCGGTGCCTGCATTATGACTGTCGATGAATGTGGGCACATTGGCCAATGTCACATTGGTATCTTCGAAGAAGCCCTGCTGCCTTGTGGTTCGACTCAACACAATACTGCTGTTGACTTCGAAGTATTGGTACACTGTGGTCAATAGATTGCTGACAGGATTGTTTAATCGATATTGTGCAGTGTAGTCACTGTCCACAGTGCTGGCTGTGGTGTAGCTGATATTGGCTAGATGACTGTTGACCTGTGACAAATTGCCACTGATAGTTAAAATATTGCTGCTGTAACTGCTGTTGCCGCCAATATTGGAGTTGCTGGTGCTGCTGAAAGTGCCGGGCAAGGTAAACACATTGCCATATCCATTCAGTGTCAGCACATAATTGTCGCTGGCTTGGGCATTGGTATCTACTACCAAAGGATATCCAGCTATGGTCACAGTGGCACCTTTGTTATAAACAAAGTCGGCTGCTTCGGATATCTCCGGAGTATCTACGATGGTGGCTGTGGTCACCCAGCTGACCGAATTGGCATTGGCATTGCCGAACTGCAATTGGCTGGTATAGGTAAATGTGTGCGGCGCATAATCTCGACTAAAAGACAAGTATGGTTGTTTTATTTGATTCCATTGTCTTGTGCTGAAAATAGGCCCTACTGTGGAACTGTAAGCACTGCTGTTTACAAAATTAACATTGGCAGGCAGTGCTGGCCAATTCAAAGTGATGTTGGCCACACTGGGAGTGGTTATGGTATAGTAAACACCTGTGGTTTGATTTATAATCGCAGTTATATCAGTGCCTAGGTACACTGTGGAGTTGCTGCCCTCAGTGATACTAACATTGCCATTTACTGGAGTTGCATTGGTCAACAGCAGCCCTGCGGCTCTGCCATCACTGAAGCTGATGCTCAAATTGGCAAGATTGTTTAATTCTTCTAGACTGTTCATTGTGCGTAAATCTCCAAATAGTCGATACCGGCACCATATCTTGTATTGGTCATATAATCATATAAACAATCTCCTGGCTGAGTCATGCTGTTGGTCATATGAAAAGTCACCGTTGGTAGTTTGGTAATACCTTTTTCTTTATTGTAATTGACTTCTACAATAGCAAATATCAAATCCACCATGGTGTGATTGACTGTCCACAGTGGCATAATATCGTAGGCTGCTGATAAATTAACATTGCTGTAGCCGTCCGGCACCACCGGACTGTCGCTGTCGCCTGCATAGCAATACACTTTGATTAAGTTGGCTGCGCTGTAGTCTATGTTGCCATCGCGATCCACAGTGTGGGCCACTGTGATGCCATCATCCGAAAACACACAGCGTTGATCATCCAAATAGATATCTTCGAATGTGAATGTGCTGGGCACCCCCTCACCTAAATCTATGCTGCCTGTTTGCTCGCATATGGTACTGACATAATGCATTCTAGTGTTGCTGTTACTGATCTGCGCATCTGTGATGATGCCGCCTAGGTACGCACTGCCATACACCACAGGTATCTTGTGATTGGCATCTGGATTCACTTGTAGTCTTACGCCGCGATCAATTTCTGGCGTGGTGACTATACTACTGTTGCTGGCTGTGTTTTCTTTGGTAGTGTTGTCTGCTAATTTGTTGGCCAATAATCCCAGCAGTGCAGTTCTTGCAAGACTGCTGCCAATGCCACCACCAAAGATTAAATCTTTGCCAAAGCCAATAATATCATCTATAAAACTTGCCATTGAACTTCCTTACTGTATAACTGCGCCAAAATTGAAATTACTATTGGCCAAACTAATAACTCTATCCATACTCAAATCACTGGGATACAATTCTTTCTGGTCGATAGGATTGGTTCTACGGCCTGAGACTTTGTTGCTCAATATCTCTGTGGTACTGCTGCAAGTGAATGCAATTCGATTGCTGGCCGATCCTGAAGGATTATCGTAGTCTTCCTCCAGCGCATAGTTATTTACTAAACCTTGAAAGCGACCAGTTACATCGATGGCTGCTTTGGTTTCTGGATTGATCAATGCCCGCCATACTTGAATCTTACTGCCTTTGAATCGACTATTGACCACTTCGGCAATACTGGTGTTGGGTATGCCGCTGATGGTGACTGTGATGCCTTGACTGCTGTTGCGCAGTTCGCTGGTGCTGCTGCTGACTGACAACAGTTGTCCCAGTGGGCTGTAAGTCACACTGTCCACAGTAATTGGTAGATTGTAGTTGCTGAATGTCAAATTTGCTGTGGTAGGTGAAGCATTTGGTGTGGCTTTGTAGTATTCACATTCGATCCTACACAGCAGTGCAGTTTCTATAGCTGGATACGCGGTTAAGTCTAGGTCTGTGCTGGGCAGCGAAGTGGTAAAGACTAAACTCATACCATGGCCTCATAAAATACAAATGAACTGTCCCATGATACCTGATCTCTGGCAAATATATTCCATTTGGGCAGTTGACTGCAAATCACTGTCCAAGATACATTTGGTCCGCAGATCAAATTTTTGCTGCCGCTGGCATCCAGCACTGCACGATGCAGGGTTACTGCGTTGCTGTTAAAAGCCACATCGGACACCACTGAATAGACTCGCCCGGTGGTGCCCAGCTGTATAAAATCGCCTGCACGAAACTTGTAGCCGCTGCTTGTTGTGGGACTGGTGGTCAAAGTTAAAGTTGTGGATCCTTGTGTGGCGTTGGCCACAAAGCCTGTGGAGTTCACGCTGTCGCCTTGATATTTGTTTAACCAACTTGTGTATCCTGTATTTGATAATTGCACAACACCTTCGGTATAACGGTCTGCATAATCGATTGCTTCGATATATGGACGCAGTTCCGACCATGCTATGCCATCTGGTAGTTTAACATCGAATCGCCATACTTGTCCCCCACGACTGACTGTGCGGATTGTGTTGTCTCTGGCTATGGTCTGAGCTGTGACACTGCGACGATCTATGCCAATGCTTTCTGCTCGATCAAATACCACTTGGAATGCTGTTGTTGTCATATATTACCTTCTTGTACCTGGTAGGCTCTTACGGCCCTGTTCTGTGACTGCATAAAGAAAACTTGGATCTCTGGCAATCATGGCTTGGAAACTTGGTGCATCCACTGCATTGATGTTGTAGATCACGCTGGTGGATCCAAAGCCACCATTGGGAATAATTGTGCCTGGGCTGTTGTCCACACGAATTTCTGGTCCGCGCTCGCCTACCATATATGGTCGGCCTACTGGTGGTCTGCCGCCATTGGCAAATCCAAATATGCTCTTGATGCCTTTAAAAGCGCCACCTATGAAGTCACCGATACCGCCGAATATATTACCGATACCTCCGCCTCCGCCTCCGCCTCCGCCACCTCCACCTCCGAATAGGCCGCCAAGTAGGCCGCCACCTCCTCCACCACCAATGCCTCCGGCCAAGTTGGCAATCAACTGCTTGATCTGACTGCGCAGCAGTTCATCAACCATGGTGTTGATCAAGTCTTTAAAACTTAACTTACCAGTCTTGACGAACTTGAAGATAGCATCTTCCAATCCTGTGGTAAACTTGTTGAATATCTGTCCTGCTTGCTGTGCAAAGTTTTGCGTATTATCCAAATATTCTTTGTAGGCTTTTTCCCAACCATAGGTAAAAGTACGCTGTGTTTCTAGAGTTGCTTGTCTTTGTTTATTAACTGCACTTGCGCTGACATCGATTGCATCCAATTGTTCTTTAGTTGCACTCAGCAATGCTGCAATTTGTGGCTTGAGCTCGCCGGAGTTGTAAGCAGCAAGTTCAGCCAATGCTCCTTGGAAATTCCTTTTAGCTTCGTTTACATCCACTGACAGCATTGCATCAGCGACACCAACTAACCTAGGATCTAACTTTTGTTTATTAATTTCATCGATGATTGTTTTGCGTTTATCTATGGCCGCAGTGATTGCCAGCTCATTGGTAATTGCTTCTTTGCCACTCAGCGGCTTTCTTTCATTTAATGTTTTGAATAATTTTACTTCTGTATCATTATAGATGCTAATGGATGCGTTAATGTCCGATAGTAGGCGTTTGCGCAATTCAATAGTGGCTATTTGATTTTCTGCAGATTTCTTTTCGATCTCAGCGTTCTGCTTGATAATTTCCTGCTGTTCTAGGTAGGCCTGTTTGGTGCGGGCTCTGCCATCTGCATCTAGATTATTATAAGTGTTTTTCAAATCTATCAATGCTTTTTGCGCTGCTTGATCGATGTCGGCCAACTGCTGGACTACACGCTTTTGTTCTTCTGATTGTCCCAACGATTGCAATTCTAGATCAAGCTTTCGATTCAGCGCATCGTTTTGTGCTAGATAGCTGTCTGTAACTTTGCGCAGACCTTCTACTTCTTTTGCTCTATTGATTTTAAGGCCATCGATCTCGCGCAGCGTTTTTAAGTTTGTTTTTACTGCATTGGTATTAGTATCAGTGGCCTTGGTTGCTTCGTCGGTGCTGTCGCCAAACACCAATGCGGCTGCTGCGGCTGTGGATATCAAACTGGCAATCAAACCAATTGGGTTGGCAGCAATTGCAACTCGTAGCAATTGGAATGCTTTTACCAAGGCCATTACTTTGGCAACTGCGGCCGCCGCAGTCAATGCTGCAATGCCCACAACCAATAATTTCAAAGCCACCACTATGCTATTGATCTCTGGCTTTAATTTTGCTATAGCTTCAAATGCTGGCTGGAACGCTGACGCAAATGCAATCTTGATACTGATCAGTATGCCAGCGATAGCGTCATATGCTGCTGCTGCACTGCGTATTGCACTTTCGTGTTCAGCATACTTGGCATTGTTTTCTGCGATGCTGGCTGCTAACTTTGTAAAGTCCACACCCATGGCTGCTTTGCCAAACACATCCACGGCTCTCGCTGCTCGTGTTGCGTTATCTGGAATAGCTGCAATACCTGCAATCAACTTGTCGCGAATTTCTGTTTCGCTGGCAGTGCCTAGGTCTTGCATGCTCACACCCAATCGCTCGAATGTGGTGGCCATTTTAAGATTGCCTTCGGCTGCACTGTTGATATTATTGGCCATGGTCTGCATCAATCGACCCATGCTGTCCATGCTACCGCCGTTTTGTGCCAATGCTTTGCCCAATGCCAATATCTCAGTGGTACTGGTCTGGTGTGCTGTGGCCAAGTCGGTGATTTCGTCTGCGAATCTAGCAGTCACTGCACCTAGGCCTCCTAGTGCTGTGGCCAAGCCCAGTGCTGCCGTGCCCATTCGACCAAATGCACCGGTGATATCTGAACTACTGGTGTCTATTTCATTGGCAAACTTTTTAGTTTTGGCGGTGGATTGGTCGATGCCAGCATTGTATTTGCTGTTGTCAATCTCCAATACGGTCTTGATTGATGCTGCCATATTATTTTCCTGTGTATCGACGCATTAAGCGTTCTATTTCTTTTTGTGTGGGCCCTGTCATGCCTGCTCGATTTTGACTGCTGTAGCCTTCATCCAACCTTTGTGCATATGCGTAATCTGCCACAATTGTGGTATCGCGCAAACTAGTTCTTCGGCGTGCATTGCCCGTGCGGATTGGCGTTATGCCGCGAAAGTATTCGTAAGCATCCTGTGCCACTTGATCTGGCACCTCCGCTAATTGTTTGAAGTTAGCCAATGCATCGGATATATCAACTCTTATTGTCATTTTGTCCTCGGGCTCGCGCCATCATATCTAGCAGTTGCTCTGTTGAATAATTAGTTACTCTGGGCATATTCATTCCTTTGCTACTTCTAGCTTCGTACTCATTGTGCCAAGTGATACTTTTAATCATGATAGCAACATCTGTAATGTCACCTTCCGCCAAGAATTTGCTGGGTAAACAACCATACCGTTGAGCCAATTGATCGATTACTAAACACATATTCATTTCAATTGGATCGTCCAGTACCTTGGCTTCTGTTATTCCCCCAGTTGTTTAATTACTTTCTCTACCACACGAATGTAAAGTTTTTGTGGTAACACATTACCATCGGTGATAATCTTTGTGCCTGTTTCATCTAGGATCAATTCGTTGACCACTGTGACAATCTCGTTGAACTGATCGCCACCTAGGCTGGCCAGTTTGATAAACACTTCCACAGGCTGGCGATCATGAACATAAAAGTCCAATGCTTCACCAAATTCTTTAAGTGTAGATTC